GTCTGAAATCGACGACGGCGACCCGATCTTCCGCAACGAAGCCGTAGTCGGCAGCAACGGCGACCTTTACATCACCACGCAGCAGCACTACAAGCGCAGCGACCTTCTGCCCGGCAGTACGGCGGCCAGGACGCTGTTCCGCCTGCTTCGCACAGAGCCGGAGGACGGCACCGTGCTGGACTTCGCGTGGGGCGAGCTAGTCCCCTATGGCGCGAAGCGCAGGGACCCGCAGGACGGCAAGGTCTACACACCGATCCACGAGCAGGGCGTCACGCTCTACGAGCCGCATTATCCGCATCTGGTGCCGTCCGAATACAAGCTGGTCGAGGACAGCAGCGGCGGAGACGTCGGCGACGACACCGTGCTGCGCTGGGCTGATCTGGAGGACGGCCACACCTTCAATGTCGGCGACAGATTCAGCGACGACGGCAAGACCTACGAAGTGCTTCGACAATTCTTCAAAGCGGACAGCTACCGCCCACCCGCTCTGATCGGGGACTTCTACCAGCTGGCGGGGTAAGGAGGAAAACATGAACATTAAAGGCATTGACGTGTCCGTATGGCAGGGCAAGATCGACTGGAAGAAGGTCAAGGCAGACGGCATTGTGTTCGCCATGATCCGCGTCGGCTATGGCAGCAGCCAGGGCGACAACTGCAAGATGGACACCTATTTCAAGGCCAATGTGGAGGGCGCACTGGCTGCTGGCGTGGAGGCGGGCATCTACTTCTACAGCTACGCAAAAAGCGCCCAGGCGGCCGCCAAGGAGGCGGCGTGGGTAGTGAAGCAGATCGCCCCGTATAAGGGCCGCATCCTGTACCCCATCGCCTACGATCTGGAGGACAACAAACAGGCTGGGCTGGGGCGCGATGTGCTGACCGCTATGGTGACGGCCTTCTGCACGACCATTGAAGCCGCGGGCTATTATGCGTCGTTCTACTGCAACACCAACTGGTGCAAGAACATGCTGAACATGGACGATCTGAAAGGCTTCGATCTGTGGCTGGCACAGTGGGCCAGCCAGCCGACGACGGCCTACAGCTTCGGCATGTGGCAGCGCAGCAGCTCTGGCAGCGTGGCGGGCATCAATGGGCGCGTCGATCTGGACGTCGCCTACAAGGACTATGCGGCCATTATCAAGCGTACAGGGCTGAATGGGTACAAGGAGACCGCGCAACCCGCACAGGAGCCGGAGAAGCCCGCACAGCCCACGGAAACGCCTGATGTGAACGACACCCGCAAGAAGATCGTCCGGAAGGCCATCGGCGAGCTGGGCGTGTGCGAGCCGACCGGCGACGACAAGTATATCCGGTGGTACAACACGGAGGTCCTGAAAACATGGAGCCTGCCGCTTGATGCGGCGTGGTGCGCTATGTGGGTAAGTTACGTCACCAACTATCTGGCAGGCATCGCCCGCGACATTGTGAAGCCCTACTGCGGATGCAGCACCGGCATGGCCTTCTTTAAGGCGCAGGGCGTCTTCCATCCTTCGGCGGCCTGCGGCGGCACATACACCCCGCTGCCTGCTGACATCGCCTTCTTCAAGGATAAGAAATCCACCGCAGAAAGCACCCACACGGGCCTGGTGGAGTATGTGAAAGACGGTGTTCTGCACACCATCGAAGGCAATACCAGCAACGCCGTGAAGCGCCGCCAGTACGATCTGAACGACACCTACATTGTGGGCTATGCGGCCCCCAACTACGGAAAGGAGAACATCGACAGCATGACCAAGGCCGAACTGAAACAGCTGATCCGCGAAGTGATCGCAGAAGACAACCCCACCTATGCGGACCTGAAAGACGTGCCCGCTTACTGGCAGGAGCAGGCGAAGGCGCTGCTGGACGCCGGAGCCGTCAACGGCGGCACCCCTGCGGACGTCAACCCCACTGATCTGAATCTGCGCCACGAGACGCTGAAAGCTGTGATTATTGCGTCGCTTTACCACGACGCAAACACCCCCGAAAAGTGATCATAAAACCCCGCCATTCAGGCGGTAAAATTAAGGAGGAAAAACACCATGAAAAACACCACCAAAAAGGCCCTGAAAGTGATGCTCATTTTGACCATGCTGGTGACGCTCTGTGTGGCGCTTGCAGCGTGCGCACAGACCACCGAAACGGGCACCACCGACCCCATCATTCTGGAGCTGGTGAACGTCGGCCTGGACATTCTGGCGAAGGCTGCCATCGCGGCCATCGGCCTGGCAGGCGCGTGGGCGACCGCCAAGATCGGCCAGAACAACAAGCTGGCAAACATCAAGGCCGCTATCGGCCAGGTGACGCAGGCAGCACAGACAACGGTCGGCGAATTGCAGCAGACTACCGTCGAAGCAATGAAGGCGGCAGCGGCTGACGGCAAGCTGACCGAGGACCAGATCAGGACACTGAAAGCCGATCTTTTGCGCATGACCAGAAAGAAGCTGGCGGAGCCTACCGTGCAGCTGCTGGAGGCGGCGAAGCTGGACATCAACGCCATGATCCAGGGCGCTGCCGAGGACCTGATCAATCAGATGCACACGACGCAGCAGCTGATCGCTGGGGAACTGATCGTGGAATAAGACGACAAGAAGGGCGGCCGCAAAACGCGGCCGCCCTTCGCTTTTTATGCAGAATGTTATGCAGGCGTTATATTTGACACGGAACGCGCGCGGTTTGCCAGCGAGCGCGCGCCGCTACATTCACCTGCACACCGTTCTGATAGGTCACGACATTGCTGCCGCTCTTGACCACGACCCAGTGCGTCCACTTGCCAATGCCTGCTTTCTCAGGCTCAGGCCAATATCCAATGACATACGTGCTGCCGTCACCGCCGCTCGTACCGGGCTTTGTAATATAGCTCTTGCCGTCAGCAAATGTTTCATATACCGGGGATCCAGTGTTGACATGGGAAATCACTGTCGGGGAGGTGCGATAACGCCATTCAAAAACGGCATCGTAGAGGCCCTTTTGCAGCGTCTCGTCACGATACATGCCGATGATGGGCGTAAAGCGATCCATCTCGACGTCATTCTTCAGCCAGAAGCTATAGGAATAGGTATCTTCGACTGCATCGTTGATGTATTTCATGCCTTCCGCGGTAACAGCTACGCGGTCGAGCACGGAGCCATACTGATCTCCACAGAAGCCAAGCGCCGTGTTTTCCTTGCCGCCCTGACCGATGGCTGCATAAGTACCTTCTACGAGGGCGTCATGACCGTTGCCGCTGGCGTCCTTCAGATAAACCTTGCCGTCTTTTTCATAGGTGTCGGCTGCATCCATGGTGTAGCTCATCAGGAGACGTGCAGGCTCGGTCAGCTTCTCGAAGATGTAGGTGTCTCGGTTCAGCCTGTACAAAGAGGCCGTGCCCCATTGATAAGTTTTCCCGTTAACCTCCGTGCTTCCACTTGTTGCGCCATAGAAATAGTCATTCCCGAGCGAGCGCAGGCCGGTGGAGAATTGAGAGCCTTTGCCGCAGATCTTGCAGGCCTTGCCTGTCTTGCCGTAGGTCTGAGCAGTATGGTCATTCTGCAAAGTCTTGCCGCTGCCGCAAAGGCATTTGAGCGTCATGTGCCAACCGGTTTCCTGCTCGGTTTTGTCACCGTCGCTGTCAGCGTCTTCATAGTCGGTGTAGCAAGCTGCTGTGGCCTTTGCTTCTGCTTGGGTAACAAAACCAGCTGCATCGCCGGTAACGCTCTGACCGACTTCAACTGTGTCCATGTAGAGCGGGACAGAACCGTCAATGACATAGCGGCTTGTGCCCGGGAATTCTGAGCCGCTGGGACGATCGTAGCATTCCAGCCACAGGTCGCCGGTTTTCTCGTCATATTCGAGCTGCTGCACACCGTAGGTCTGATTTCCGGCATAGCAGAAGAGCTTATGCTTGTAGAATAGCTTTTGATTTTCGGTGTAGTCCTGCGTCAGCAGGTCTTCTGTAAAGGGAAGTAGATTATCACTGGTGATATTTTCGGGGTCATATACCAGAAATACAAAGTTTTCATTGTCATAACGTTGTGCGTTACCATAGGGACCATAGGTCACAATCATGTATCGCTTATCGCCAGTAGACTGATCGACCGTTCCGTCGCCGTTCATGTCATAACCACGACCGGGGAGCGTTCCGAAGGTAATCCCGTCGATACCGCCTGTACCATAGCGATGCCCCATGGAAGTCGCACTATTTCTGTGTTCGCCCGCCGTCAGCTCATTCTTGAAATCGTCACCAACCTGCGGGACATACAGTCCATACATGACGCCGGGGGTGGTATATGGCATATCCATTTCAGTGATCTTGGCACCGTCGAACACGCAGATATACCAACGCTCCGATGCCTTGTATTCCAGAGAACCATAAATCTTGCCATCGTAATAGCAAATGTCACCGATATGCGCACCGCTCGAAATCGAACCGGCGGCCAAGCCGGTCACGGTGCCGGCGATTCTACCGGTGTGCATATCTACCTTGACGAGCATATTGGTGAAGGAGGCGTAAAGATAGTTCCCATCATCATCTGTGCAAATGCCCTGCAGATGGCCTGCGCCGCCCTCGGATGCCACAGTTGACCAACTGCCAAGGTCGAGCGTGTATTCGCAGCTGTCCACTACTTTGCGGGCAAGCGAACCCACGGGAGGCAGCTCTTCCGTAGATGCCGCAGTTGTCACGCAGATCATACCCGCGCACAGACACACAGCTAGAAGGAGGCATAGAAGTTGTCTTGCAATATGTTTCAT